AAAGAGCGTCTAGAATCACAAGGCAAATTAACAAAGGCTGTGAATAGTATAGGCCAGCAAGGACAACAGTTGGTAAACGCTGGTAATAACTTAGTTGATATGCTTACAAATCTAGGTGTTGCGGTTCCTGAATCTATTTCCGGTGCTCTTTCCGGATTAGGGCAAATCATGAGCGGGCTTGAAAGCATTGATTTAACAAAGCCATTCAGTATAATTTCATCAATTACGGGGATTCTTGCCGGTATAACTAAAACTATATCCAGTTTCTTTGGGGGGCCGGACGGTACCGCTTATTATGAAGGAGTAAAAGAACAGCTTGAAGCAATAAATGAGGTCTATGATCGTATTATTGACAAAAGCAAGGAAGATATAGCTTTCGGTGGTGGATTTGCATCTGTTCAAGCAGCTACACAAGCCATGGATAATTACGAGAAGAAAGTAAGCAATCTCCAAAAGATTGCCGCAGCTTCGGGGCGTGCCGGTGCAAGTTGGAAGTCTCATAGTGCAGAATGGCATTCTAACAAAAATGTGGGTGCAATAGGTGGTTTTGAGCAGATGAGCGACATCTTAGGTAAATCAATAAGCTCCATGACAGACTTGTATAGTTTGTCAGGAGATGAATTGTTCCTCATTCAGTCCCAAATGCCGGAAGCATGGAGTTTAATTGATGCCAGAATTCGTGAAAACCTGGATAGCATCGTAGCCTGTAAAGATGAAGCGAATGAACTGAGGGATGCTCTTAATCAAGCCATGACAGGGGTTGATTTTGATTCCTTCTACAATGGGTTTATTGATCAGTTATCCGATATGGATACCTCTTTTGAAGATATGTGTGATAACTTTGAGGATTATCTGCGTAAGTCAATCATGGCGGGGCTAGTTGCTAGCCAGTATCAAGACCGTATAAATGCTCTTTATGAACAATGGAGTGATGCTGCCCAAAGCGATAAGAAAATAACAGAAGAAGAAGCAAATGTATTGAAAAATCAATATCAGCAGATTGTCAATGATATGATGCGTGACCGTGAAGAAATGGCTAAGTCTTTCGGTTGGGATGCTTCTGTTACTTCTCAGGAATCGTCAAAGAAGGGCTTTGCAACTGTTTCTCAGGATTCAATAGATGAACTTAACGGACGTTTCACTGCTTTACAGATGTCCGGGGAAGAAAGTAAAATCCAGCTTATTTTACTCAATCAAGTAACAAATGCGTTGTTAAATGTACGAGATAGGAAACACCATGTTAAACGACATTTTAAATCAACACGTTATTACTAACAATTATTTAGATGATATTGTCAAATATACTAAAGCATTACAAGAAATGAAGAATGATCTCGCAGCAGTAAAGAATAATACAGCAGCTTTAAACACCCGTAGATAATATGGCAAAACCAAAAACACCTAATCAGAAACAACAGTATCAGGAGTTAAACCGACGTTTGCAAAAGTATATACTTCTGGTGCAACAGATATACGAAGATTTGGCACTCGAAGCGTCAAAACTCGCACTTCGTACCGGTTACGATCCGGAAGGAAAGAAGATTT